CATTTCCAACAGGATGCCATCGCGTTTGCTTGTCAATTCCAGCAATTTCTTTTCAGCTTCGACAATAGTTTTGTCACCCTCTTTTGCAACTTCCTCGGGATTGAACAGAAATTTCGCTGCCCCTTCCGAAAAGTTGTTTATCATTTTGGTGATTTCCTGATTAATGTTAAAGGTTGTGATTTTCCCAAATCCTAGTGCCTCGCTTGCAGAATTTGCAGCGGAAATAAGCATATCGATTGGGGCTGCTAACGCCCTAATGCCAAATGCAACAACCTCTGCGCCACCTTTAATTATTTGAATGGTGATGTCTTTATTTCGCTTTGCCGCTGCAACCTCTAAATCACGGGTGAGTTTTGCGTTTTTGACTACAACTTTTGCCTTCTCAACTTCTGTGTTCAGTTGATTGACCTTCATTTTTTGGATGTCGCGTTCGCTTTTGCCTTGTAACTTTAAAGAATTTTCCGATAGTTCCAGCGTTTCAAATTTCTTTTCCTCTGCTGCCAGGTTCTTTTCGGCTAACTCATTCAACTTTTTTTGCTCTGCTGTTACCCCACCAACTGCGCCCTTGATGTCATCCCAATAAGCCACAACCGTACCCAACGCCACCAACAGCAAACCAATACCCGTTGCCGCAATAGCCCCGCGAATGCCCTTGAAACCTTGAATAGTGGTTTGCACAAAGCCCTTCATTCCTTTGGACATATCCATAATGCCCTGAACGCCCTCTGCGAATGCTGTTGCGCCTTGTACTTTGGCAAGTATTTTTGTGGCGTTTTCTCCCTCAATACCAAATAACGCCATCGCCCCGGTTGCACCTTGTATGCCACGGGCAATGCCCTGACCTACATTTGCGAACACGGTGAATTTATCAGGGTTCAAACCTTTGACGCGAAGACCGAAATCCTCCATTTGGTCTTTAAGGTCAGCAACCCTTGCCGCTGCTTGCTGCGCTTCCGGTGAAAATTCCCCAAACTTTTGAGCCAATAAAAGGGCTTCGTTTGTGGCTTCCCTGATTTGCGCCTTTAAGGATTTGACGCTTTCTGTGCCGCCGGTGCTGGCGTTTATTTTTACTGCAACTGTTGTTTCTTGTGCCATTTTATTTGTTAGTTAGTGCATACCACTCTGTGCCATCACAAACGAGGTACGCCGTGCCATACTGGTTATTTATGTTGTAGTGGTCTGTGCCGTCAACTAATTCGTCTGCATAAGGCTCTATTCTTAAAGTGCCGCCCGCCCCTTTTTTAACCACCCAAAATGCTTTGGCTGTGCTGTCCGCTACTGGGGGTAGTGTTATGGTTGCGTTACCCGCACCACTATAAATAATGATGTCTTTGTTGAGTTCCGCTGTGTAGTTCGCTGTCGGAAAAACAAAGCGGTTGCTGCCAAAATTGTTATTGGTAATTATCTGTCCTTGGATCCATACTTCGTTACATCCAACAATACCGTTTTCAGGTGCTTGCCCAATGACTATGCTGTCATCACATATAAAAGTTACGCCACTCGTTGCGAATGCCGCGTTTCGCTTTCCGAAATTATTGATTGCAGAGCCTACCCCGATGCCGTCACCTACCTGATTAAAATCGCCAATGCTGATGCCACGCTGCTGAATTACCTTTCCGCTTGTGCCACCGCCCCGTGGATCGTATTCCTGCTCATTTCCACCGCCTTGTGTCCCCCCACCCCCGGTGCTGCCCGTTGTTGCTGTGAATGTTTGCCCCGTTTTCAGGAACAAAAACTCACAGATATTCACGGACGGGTTCACCGGGTCATAGTCCTCAATCTTATTAAGCCTGAAATAGTTGCCGTCAAAGAAATACAAGTCCTGAAAAGACAGATTTTCCATGTCGGCCGGGGTTAAATGAAACGCCCCTTTGACTATTTTGCTGTCCTTGTCGGTTACTTCCTGAATATACTTGCTCCAATACTGATTGTAGAGGTTGTTATTCGTCATTGGCGTGCCGGGTTTCAGTCCGATAAAACGCGGCATCCCGAAATTAATGTCCGTTGTCGGGGCGGTCGGGTTGTCAATGTGAGCCGTGAACGGGTATTTCGTTTTGGTGGTGCTGGTTGTGCTGCCCGGTTTGCCGTTAAAAATGGTATAGGTTGAGCAGGTTACACCGCTAAATTGCAGCAGCCTTAATTTCCCGGTGTAAAATCTTTTCTCTTGGCTATCCCCGTTATCAATATAGGTCAGCACTTTGTCATCACCCGGGAATGAATTGAGAATTGACGAAGCAAAACCTATTTCAATTTTCTTTTCGTCTTTGATAAAGTCATTTTGAACGGTGAACTGCCTATCCCCATACACCCGATTGAAATCATCTTTGTAATCTTTGTTCCCTTCATCGTCGCCTTCTGCATAGCTGAACACATATTTTCCAGCTTCAAGTTCGCCCATAGGAATTATTTCAAGTGGCTGGAATAAATCGCGCTTCATTGTCCAATCCCGGACAGTTGAACCATAAAATTCTTCACGCGGTTTGATTAATAACTTTTTGCGGAAATCCTGATCGGGTTCACAGTACAAATTAAAGGCAACAAACAGCCACTTTACAAAATCACTTTGTTTTGTTTCGTCGGTGAAGAAGCCACTAAAATCCATTGTGCCATTATACCCAACGCTGTCAACTACCTGATTGTAAAACTTACTTCCTGAATTTTGAGTGAATGTGTAAGAACTGACAAGGCTTGTGCTTGTAATTAATTCCCACCCAGATGTAACATTTGAAACCACTACATTGTCTAAATAAATGGTCACTACATCGTTTTGGTTTAATTGCAATGCTTCTCCTACAATAATAGTTTCATCAAAACTTACGCTATCAGGTATATTTGCCGTGTTGCCATAAACAACAAGTCCATCGCGCACCGCTTTTCTAACCCCATTGACATAAATTGAATACAAGCATTTGAATTTACGCTGCGCGCCTGAACCGCTGTAAATTATACTACTTAAAGTAGATTTATTGTAAATGAACAAATCATAAATCCCGGTCTTCCCAACTGTCCATTCACTTGTTGTTGGGTTATATTGCCCGGATGGATCGGTTATTTCGTTTGTAAATGTAACCTTTGCCGGGATTGTAATGGCTTGGTTGCTGTTTTTTTCTGCTAAAAATTGCCTGCTTAATACTTCGCTTTCGGTTATTTGTGGCGTATGCGTTGGGCATGGAATGACCAGCCGTTTAAATAAATCAGTATTGAAAAAACTATCCGATGTGTATGTGTAACCTGCACCGCTAAAAATCTTATCTACAATGGTTTTTGCGTATAGGCAAACGGACATATTGTCGGTGTACATTGTATCATAGTTTTGATACTCACCATTATCTAACCAGGTGTAAACATACCCCTCGCCCGTTGGTTTGCCACCGCTGAAATTCACATACCCTGAACTGCCATTTTTAACGATGGATGTGTCCCATGAATTAAAGATGTTGGTGCTGTTGATGGTATGGTTGTACTCGCTGAAATTTAAATCAGCAAGTTTGCCGTCTGCCATTGTAGTGAACAAGTCAGCCAACTGCCCGTGCATTGTGCATTCATACTGAATTTGGTGTCTATCTGTGACATTGATATTCAGCAGCCGGATAAAGCCCTCTATTTGCGTAACTTCATCCACATACAGCGATGCCGTTGCCTTTAAATTAGGGTTAAAATCGGGGGTAAAATTGGTTGCTGTGGTGTTGCGGATTGACAAGTTCAGGTCGAAAAGGTGACTGAACAATTTATTATTCCGCTTTGTACCGGGTAGCGTAAAGGTTTTACTCCAATCCGATGACCTGCTTTCCGGCTCACGAATGTCTGCAATGGATTTGTTAATCAATATCCCAAAATCGGTTGGCAGGTCAACAACCTGACCGCCACAGGCTAAACGGACATTGTTCATATATTTTGCAAGATTTCGGGTTCAGTAAATTCAACTTCAATCCGTAGTTGTTGCGGACCGTCATTGAGGTCAAACACTTCGACTTGGGTATTGGTAATGTTCACGGGGATATTGCCGTCCAAATAAACCACCGGACTGCTGATTAACTCATCCACCCATTGCCATTCAAGGTCATTCAGGAAATCCGTGTTTAGGATGACTTTGCGCGATTTGGTTGTGGCGTAACTTGCGATGCCGTGGGCTGCGGTGTCGCGTCCGTATGCCGTTCCGGTGAAGCCATAGGTGTTTCTTTTTAGTTGTTTGCGTTCTACTGAATAAACATCGCGGTTGAGCATTGAGCATCGCAGCGTTTCAAAGCCGCCCAATCGGTTCAGGAAGTACAATACCCGGTGCGAATATTTGCTGCATTCTTCAACGATGTCAAACCGATAGGCTTCCGTTCCTGCATCTGTGATATACTTCGCTTGTATAGTATAATAGACAGTCCCCACCGGAACAATCGATCCGGCTGTTCCGCTGTAAAGATTTGCTGCTGCGATTTGATTGAGGTTAGCCACGCCTGCTGCCACCCTTAAAAGGTATTCATCTTTTGCCGATGTAATGAATGTCTGTTTTATTTGGCTGGTTGTGGTGCTTCCTGCTGCGTTGTATGCCACCACTTCAATGCGGTCAGGGATGCCACCGCCACCGCGTAAAAAATAAAGGTAGTCGTATTGCTCGCGGGTAACTCGCCTGCGCCTGATTGTGGTGAGAAATTTAACCGATGTGCTGGGGAATGTGTTTATTTGGTAGTCGCTGATTAGTTCGCTATCCCATTTTGAAAACAACCCATTCCACGCATATTTGCCGGTGTCGCTGGTTAGGTTTAGGTATTCAGTACCCCCGTATTCTTCGCCAAATTCAACAGAATAAGCGATGAATGAGTTGGTGCATTTGCCCGGGTGCAAAGTTGCCTGCGTGAAGTCAAATGTCACATAGTTTTGCAGAATGCGAGTGAGGTTAAACACCCCGTAACTTGTGCCTGCATAAACCGGGGCTTTGAGTTTTGCCAAAGTTGTCCCGGCTGCATTCTTGACCACTGCCACAAATTTGAAATTTGTCTGCCCTGAATTGGTGCTGGACAGCGTATAAGTCAGGTCGCTGTAAACGGGCGCTATGTCGCCCGGTTCGTTTTCGATTGTAATTGCCACATTGTTAAATGTACCTTTTATTCTTGCGGTGTACCCTCTGCCATTTTAACGCTGATTGCTATGCGCTGCCCTAATGCTTCGCCCAAGTGTTCTGCAATGGCATTGATGCTCTGCTGGTTCAGCACATCACGCACAAAGTTTGCGCCTTTATACCCGAAGCGTTTGATTGTTCCTTTGCGGTGTATCTTTTTTGCAATGACCCGGGCAAAATTTTCACGGGCATCTTTTACGCTGTCACCCTCTTTTTTAAAATCCGATGGCGTTGCTATACCTTTTTGCAGCAACCATTCATCTATTCTTTGCCACAAAAACAAACCGCCTTGATGCCCTTTCTTTGTTGCACCCCTGCCTTGGTCAACATAATACCAATAATCCGCTGCCCTTATTTCGGCTGTAACTCCGTCGGCTACTTTGTAAACATTTGACGCGTCAAAGGACTGAATTAGGTTGCCGCTTGCCTTAACATTCTTTTTCAAAATGTCTTCGCGCAAAGCGTCGGTCAATTCCTTTGCAACGCCCAGCAGGATTTCTTCGAGTAGGTTTGTAGCTTTAAAACTTGGGTCTTCTGCGTTCTGCCCGATTTTGGACAGCGCACCGGAATTGATTGCGTTCAGTTGGTTTTTGGTAATTCCCACATCTTAAAATGTACCCAATAAAAAAGGGGGGCGAACCCCCCAATCACTATGAAAACCCGAAACGGTTAAACCATAACCGGGTGCAAATATACAAAAAATTGCACAC